AAGAAATCGAACAAATTAAAGAAATGCAAACACAATATAACAAGTTTGTATTTGAATTAGGTAGTATTGAAGCACAAATAACCGATATTGTTGCTCAAAAGGCATTTATGGATTCTGAAAAAGCTAATACTTTAAATGATATTAAAACACTTACTTCAAAAGAAAAAGAATTACTTACTTCTCTTCAAGAAAAATACGGTGTTGGTAATATCAACATAGAAACTGGAGAAATTACTCCATTCTAGTAACTGCTTCTGCGTTTTACATAGCTTTGATAATATTTATTACTAGGTAATATAATATAAAATAAACTTAAAAACAAACTATAAAAAATGGCAGACGCAATTCTTTCCCCTGGTGTATTCCAGATTGAATCCGACCAAAGCTTATATACGCAAAACTCCCAAGTATTGGGTGCTGCTATTGTAGGCCCTACAGTAGGTGGTCGTCCTTTAGTACCTACTTACGTTACTACTTATTCACAATACCAATCTATATTTGGTGATGTATTTAAAAGTGGTAGTAGCTACTATGAATATTTTACTTCAATAGCTGCTAAAGAATACTTTAGCAATGGTGGTCAAACATTATTAGTAACTAAAATTATTAGTGGAAGTGCTACATATTCAACATATGCTACAGCATCACTTCCATCTATAACAACTACAGCTGGAACTGCAGGTATTTTTGCTACAGGTAGTGGTGCAGTATTAGCTGGCTCAACTGCTGTATTTAATGAATTTAGAATTAGTGGTAGTGGATATCCTTTATTTAGATTTATTTCAGCTGGTACTACAAAACCACAAGATGATGTAGATGGTAATCTTTATTACTTTACTTCTGGTTCAACTTTACAAGCTACTTTAGATAATTTAACTGGATCTATTAACGGAGCTTTATCAAGCTCTGCTGCTAGTTCAAGTTACGATTTATTTAAAGCAACAAATACAGCAACTACAATTATATTATCAGGTTCAATTGCAAATGCTACAGTAAATGGCTTCCAATTCTTAACAGGATCTGGTGCTAGTTTTTCAACTTTATTTACTTTAGGTGGTGGTGTAAATCCAATTGGAACTAGTGCAACATCATTTACGCTTGAATCATTAAATTGGGGTGATAATATAAATAATACATCAAGTTTATCAACAAATGGCGCTTTAGTAAGTGGCTCAGCTTATAATGTTCGTTGGGAAATAACATCAGTAGATACAGGAAGTGGTTTATTTTCACTTGCAATTCGTAGAGGTGATGATACTAATAATAATAAAAATATATTGGAAACATGGGCAAATCTAAGTTTAGATCCTCAATTACCAAATTATATTTCTCGTGTTGTTGGTGATCTTAAACCAGTGTATAACCCAACTTCATTAATGGTAGAATATAATGGTAACTATGCTAATAAATCACAATATGTTCGTGTAGCATCAGTTGCAAATCCTAATATAGATTCAATTGATAATAGTGGATTTTTTAAATCAACACAGTATAGTGGTAGTTTACCTCAATTAGGTAGTGGTTCATATGGTGGATCATTTAGTGGTGGAGTTGCAGATTCTAATGCAACTAAACAAATGTTTGAAACTATAGGAACAGGTGTTAATAATGGCACTGGCCCAACAGGTAATATACAAGGATTTGTAGCTACAGATTACACTCCAGCCTTTACATTATTATCAAATAAAGATGAATATCAATTTAATGTATTATTAGCACCAGGTGTTGGATTAGATTGTACTACAGCTGTTAACAACATGATTTCAACTGTAGAAGGTAGAGGAGATGCAATTGCAATTACAGGAGCTGGAACTTATGGTACTTTAATATCAAATGCAACAACAACTGCAGCAAATTTTTCAAGTAACTATGCAGCAACATATTATCCTTGGGTTCAATTATATAGCACAAACTTAGGTAAGGCTGTATGGTGTCCTCCATCAACAGTAATAGGTGGTGTATTAGCATTTAATGATTCAGTAAGTGCTGAATGGTTTGCTCCAGCAGGTTTAAATAGAGGTGGAATACCATCAGTAATAAGAGCAGAACGTAGATTATCACAAACAGATAGAGATACATTATATAGCAAAAATGTTAACCCATTAGCAACATTCCCAGGAACTGGAGTATGTGTTTGGGGTCAAAAGACATTACAACGTAAACCAACATCTCTTGATAGAGTAAATGTTCGTAGATTATTAATCGCATTAAAAGGATTTATAGGTGGTGTTGCTCGTAATTTAGTATTTGAACAAAATACAACAGTAACTCGTAATAGATTCTTATCTCAAGTAAATCCATACTTATCATCAGTAGTATCACGTCAAGGTTTATACGCTTATAAAGTTATAATGGATGATACAAATAATACATCAGATGTTGTAGATCGTAATCAATTAGTAGGTCAAATTTATATTCAACCAACTAAAACAGCTGAATTTATAATTTTAAATTACAATATTCTTCCAACTGGCGTTACATTCCCTGCATAAGGGATTGTAACTCCATATATTTATTGACAACACATAAAATAACAACATAAAATGGCAGTACTAGACCCAAATGAAATAATGTTTACAGCATTTGAACCCAAAGTTCCAAATCGCTTTATCATGTATATAGATGGTATCCCAGCATACCTAATTAAGAAAGCAGCAGCTCCTGGTTTTGAAGCTAATGAAATTGTATTAGACCACATTAACGTTTACCGTAAAGTAAAAGGTAAAATAAAATGGGATGATATGAGTTTAGAATTATATGATCCAATCACTCCAAGTGGTGCACAATCTGTAATGGAATGGGCTCGTTTGGCACATGAATCAGTAACAGGTAGAGATGGTTATAGTGATTTCTATAAAAAAGACATCACATTGAACATTTTAGGGCCAGTAGGTGATATCGTAGGTGAATGGATTATTAAAGGTGCTTTTGTTAAATCAGCTAAATTCGGTGAGTACGATTGGTCATCAGGAGATGCAGCAATTTCTCTTAGTGTAACAATAGCTATGGATTATTGCGTATTAAACTTCTAAGGAAAAACCACAATCATAAAAAGAAGCGTTTGCCATTTTGGTGAACGCTTTCCTTTTGCATATATTTATATACGAACAAAAAAATAAAATACGTTTATGGCAGAATTAAAGTTACCAACAGAAATCGTTACATTACCATCAAAAGGTTTATTGTACCCAAAAGAATCACCACTTGCTAAAGGTGAAATTGAAATGAAATATATGACAGCTAAGGAAGAAGATATTCTTACTAATGCTAATTATATTAAACAAGGAACTGTAATTGATAAATTATTACAATCCCTAATTGTAACTCCAATTGATTATGATGAATTATTAATTGGTGATAAAAATGCAATATTAGTAGCAGCACGTATTTTAGGGTACGGAGCAGATTATCAGTTTAAATATACTAATGAGCAAGGACAAGAAATAGAAACATCCGTTGATCTATCATCATTAAAGGAAAAAGCAATAGATGAAACATTACTAAAAAAAGGTATAAATGAATTTACATTTGATTTACCTAAATCAGGTAATGTAGTAACATTTAAATTGTTAACACACGGTGATGAAAAGAAAATTGAAGCTGAAATTAAAGGGTTACAAAAAATTAACCCAAATGTTACAACAGATATTACTACAAGAATGAAGTATATGATTACCTCTATTAATGGAAATCGCGATCAAAAATCAATACGTGAATTTGTAGATGTATACCTACTAGCACCAGATGCTAGATCATTACGTGAATATTATAATAAAATTCAACCTGACATTGAAATGAAATTCACTCCAGAAGACGAAAACTATACTGGGGAGGGTATAAATATTCCAATTTCTCTTAACTTTTTTTGGCCTGACGCCGGAATATAGACCTCATTTATTTAAACAAATACATGAAATAGTATTTCATGGAAATGGTGGATATGATTGGAATACTGTATATAATATGCCATTATGGTTACGTAGAACTACGTTTAATTTAATGAATGAATATTATGAAAAACAAAATGAAGAAGCAGAAAAACAACAACGATCATTAAATAATAACGGAAAAAATAATATATCTCGCCCTAACATAGCACCCGCACCAACATATACAACGAAAGCCGCTAAAAAATAGCGGCTTTTTATATTTATACGTATAATACTGTATTATTTATGGCAACACCTCCAAATAAAGCAACACCTGAAGATATTCAAAATAGTGAAAAACTATTAGATTTATCTAATCAGTTAATTGATTCTATTAATGAACGTAGAAAATTATTAAAGGGAATTAAGGCAGAGGAAATATCATACTTTGCAACTGTTAAACAACAACAAAAATTATCACAAGATATAGCAGCAAACGCTGAAAAATATTTAGGTTATCAAATTAAATCAAAAGATTTAGATAAACAAATTGAAACTGCTAAAAGTAATGCTAATAAAACAAATTATGCTTTTTCTCAAATAGAAAGAAAATTACTTGATCAAAGAAAAGGAGCTTCACTTAGCGCCTTAAACATCAGTAAGCAAATAATTAAGCAAAAGCAAGAAATTAATAAATTAGATGAATTAAATCAATCTCTTCAAATTCAAAAAAATGAGGCTCAAAGAAGAGGTGATACAGGATTAGCTAATCAATTCCAATCTGAAATAAGAGAAAATCAAAGAATAGCTAATACTAGAGAAAAAACTGTTGAAAATCTTACAAAGCAATATAGTAAACAAAAAAGTATTGCCAAAGCAGCTGAAGAAACAGTTTATAATGGTAGAAAAGCACTAAAATCTCAACAAGAAGAACTAGCATTTCTTAATCGAAATTTATATATCCGAAAACAAATAGAAAAATCTACCGGCTTATTAGGAGGATTAGCTAAAGCCGCTTCTAAAATACCAGGTATAGGTCAATATCTTAACGCTGATGAAGCCATTGATGAAATGGAAAAATTAGCAGCTAAAATAGAAGAATCAGGACAAAGTGCAACTAGTTTTAGTAACAGACTACAAATAGGACTTAAAGGATTATCAGTATTAGGTAAAGGATTAATAGATAATTTAAAATCTCCTGAAGCAGTATTTACCTTTATTATAACCCAAGCATTAAAAGCTAATACTCAATCAGTTCAATTAGGAAAATCATTAGGATTTGGTGCTGATAAAGCAAATGAATTTAGAGAAAATTTAGCAGACATAGCTAGATCTTCTACTAATGTAAATGTTACAGCAGAAAGTTTAGTTGAAAGTTTTAACCAACTTTCAGAAACAACAGGATTTGTTGCAAATTATTCAGCCGATACTTTAGAAACTCAGGTAATGTTAACTAAACAGTTAGGATTATCTGGAGAAGAAGCAGCTCATATTTACGAAATGTCTGTTTTAACTGGAAAATCATCCAGTCAAGTAAATGATGAAATGCTAGGAGCATTTGTCAACACTAGAAATGCAGCAAAAGTAGGAGTTTCAATGAAACAAGTATTTGCTGAAGCTTCTAAAGTATCAGGTCAATTACAAGCAAATTTCGCTGGAAACCCAGCCAAAATAACTGCAGCTATTGTTAAAGCAAAAGCATTAGGTACAACATTAGAACAAACTAAAAACCAAGGTGCTAAATTACTTGATTTTGCTTCATCATTAGAAAGTGAATTAAAAGCAGAATTATTAACAGGTAAACAATTAAATCTTGAAAGAGCAAGAGCAGCAGCTTTAGCTGGTGATCAAGTATCATTAGCTGAAGAATTAAATAAAAATATTGGTACATATGAGGATTTCTCTAAAATGAATGTACTACAACAAGAGGCATTAGCTGAAGCAGTAGGTTTAACAGCAGATCAATTAGCAGAACAACTTAAAAAACAAGAATTAGCAAAAAAAAGCGGTAAATCATTAGCGGAAATTACTAAACAAGAAGCAGCAGAAGCAGAAAAACGACAAGCCATACAAGATAAATTCAATGCTGCTATATTAAAATTACAAGATTTCTTTGGTAATCTAATAGCAGGACCTGTAGGACAGTTATTAGAGGCATTAACTGATATGATTGGAGCAGCAATGAAAATCTTAAGTGTATTCACCCCAATATTTAATATAATATCCGGAGTTGCTAAGGTTGTATCTAATTTATTAAGTCATTGGTATATTTTATATCCATTAGTAGGTCTTGTTGCTTTAAGTTATTTACCTAAAATGGCAGCAGGATTTTCTAGTATACTTGGTTCTGTAGGTAATATTGGAAAAGGAATTCAAAGTGCATTTAGTGGTAACGGAATAAAAGGATTTTTCTCAACACTAAAACAAGGTTTTAACCCAAAAACTATTACTTCTACAGTTCAAGGAGCTACTCAAAATGCAGCAGGAAATGCAACTCAAAACGCTAATACTGTTAATAATACTGCTACTAATATAGGTAAAGGAGGGGGAGGTAAGAGTTTTAAAGCTAAAATGAAAGATATAGCAGCGGGTCTTAAAGAATTCGCTGATGTAAAAGTATTATTAGGAGCATTAAATCTAATACCATCATCTCTTGGTTTAACAGCAATGATACCAGGTGCTATAGGCGCAAAAATACTTGATACTGTTGATGGTAAGAAAGTAAAAGAAGCATTAAAAGGTATAGCATCAGGACTTGTTGAATTTGGTAAAAAAAATATATTATTAGGTTCATTAAACTTAGTAGTAGCATCAGCAGGTTTAACAGCAATGATACCAGGTGCTATAGGCGCAAAAATACTTAGCAGCATAGATGGTAAGAAACTTAAGGAATCATTAAAAGCAATATCAAGTGGTATTGAATCCTTTGGTAAAGCTAATTTAGTATTAGGTGCAGTAAATATGCTTGTAGCAGCAATAGGATTAACTGCTATGATACCAGGGGCTATTGGAGCTAAAATCATAACACAAATTGATGGTAAAAAGTTCCAAAAAGCAATGGACGGTATTGCAATCGGAATTCAATCATTTGCTAAAAAAGATATATTATTAGGAGCAGGTGCTATGGTTATTGCTGCTGTTGGTTTAACAGCAATGATACCTGGGGCAATAGGTGCTAAAATGATAACACAAGTTGATAGCAAAAAATTCCAAAAATCAATGGAAGGCCTTGCCGCTGGAATCCAATCATTTGGTAAAGGAAATATAGCATTAGGTTCACTTAATCTAGTATTAGCTGCTGTTGGCTTAACAGCAATGATACCTGGGGCAATAGGTGCTAAAATGATAATACAAGTTGATAGCAAAAAATTCCAAAAATCAATGGAAGGAATAGCTATTGGTATTGAATTCTTTAGTAAAGGTAACATAGCATTAGGTGCTTTGAATTTAGCTTTAGCAGCAATAGGATTGACTGCTATGGTACCTGGAGTAATAGCTGCTAAAATAATTGAAACTGTTAATAGTAAAAAATTAATAGATAATTTAAAAGCTATTGCTGATGGCATTAGCGAAATGGGTAAAGGTAAAACATTACTTGGTGCTTTAGCATTACCTCTAATATCAGCTGGTTTAGTAACAATGATACCAGGTGTTATTGGTGCTAAGATACTTGAACAAATAAATGGCAAAAAACTAAAAGAATCTTTATCAGGTCTAGCAGCAGGAATTAGCGAAATGGGATCAGGTAAGGCAGTAATAGGTGCCTTAGTATTACCCTTAATATCTATAGGCCTTATAGCAATGATACCAGGAGTATTAGGTGCTAAACTAATTGAACAAATCAATGGTAAGAAATTAAAAGAATCACTATCCGGACTAGCAGCAGGAATTAGCGAAATGGGATCAGCTAAAGTATTACTTGGAGCAATATCTTTAATACCAGCCTCTATAGGTTTAATAGCAATGATACCAGGTACTATAGGTGCATTAATGATGCAAGCTATTGATGGTAAACAATTAAAACAAGCTTTATCTGGTTTAGCATCTGGTCTTGAATCAATGGCTTCACCTAAAGTATTATTAGGTTCATTAGGATTAGTAGCAGCATCAGTAGGCTTAATAGCAATGATACCAGGAGTAGTTGGGGGCCTTTTATTAGGAGCATCCGCTGGTTTTATAGCAGCCGGACTTGAAGTATTAGGTGGTGGATTAGAGGCTTTTGGTGCTATAGCAGCAACAGGTATTCCATTTTTAGGTATTGGCTTATTAGCAGCTTTTGGAGCAGCCTTAATACCATTTGGTTATGCTCTTAATGTAGCAACCCCAGCGATAGAAGCATTTGGTAATGTTATTACAAAAGTATTTTCGGGTGTAGCAACAGTAATAACAGCAGCCGCTGCTGGTATATCAACTATATTTACATCATTAGAAAATGTTGATGTATCTAAATTACTAGCTATAGGCCCTGCGCTTATAGGAGTAGGAGTTGGATTAGCAGCATTAGGAGGTGGAGGTGTATTAGCCGCTATTGGTTCGTTCTTAGGCGGTGATCCAATTAAAAAAATAGAACGTTTAGCAAAAGCAGGTGATGGATTAATGAAAACATCAACCGCACTTCAAGGTGTAGCTAGTGCTTTAACACAATTATCTACATCATTAGGTTCTTTGGACATATCTAAATTAGAAAAAATAATAGAAATGAGTAGTAGTGGCGGTGTTACTGGTTTCCTTAACAACATGTTTGATAAAATAACAAGTGTTGTAGGAATAAAAGAATCACCATCTGTTACACCACCTGTTACACCATCAGTAACACCAACTCCAATATCATCACCAGCATCATCCGCAATAGCTACTGCTACAAACCAAACATCGATTCAACCAAATATAGATTTAACACCAATGATAAATGCTATAAACGCTACAACAGCCGCCGTTAATAAATTATATGCTAAAGATTCATCAATTCATATGGATGGTAAAAAAGTAGGTACAACATTATCACAAGGTTCATATAAGGTAGCATAAAATATTAATATTTATACCAAACAATTAAAATAAAAATAACATGGCATCAGTACTCGATCAACTATCAACTAGCACATTAAGTTTGCAAGGTAATAGAATTACAGCAAACCCACAATCACCAGCATGGGGATACACAGACACTACAGGTCAATTAGACCCAGCATTAAGTAAATTACAAGATACATATTCTGTAGATGGTAATCCTAATGAACGTATTGTAGATTTTAATAGACAAGCATTAGGCGGCGTTACAACAGTAAAACCACCATCTAGATTAGATGAATTAGATCCTAACGCACCTAATAACATGCAAGCAGGCACAGGTGGTGTTGTATCTCAAGTTTATAAATCAAAACCAGGCAATAAGTATAAAGAATTAGGTCCTCAACCAGGAAGATATTAAAATATATAAATGTCAGGACTACTAACATTAAAAACAGATCTTAAGTCACTTAAGTACGGCCAGGATACTCCTGGTGGTGGAGATAGTGGTCAACCTTATATTAAAACAGATATCAATACAGTTGATAGCGGAATTAATAAATTACGCTTCACAAAATTTGATGATGGTTTAATTAGAGGAGGAGCTGTGGGAGCAATAGGGGCATCAGCAGTAGATGCACTTCGTATTAGTAAGTTTCTGACTGATTTTCCAAAAGGTCCACTGTTTATTACTAAACAAATTGGTCTTCAACTAACAAACCCTCGTTTAGAATCTAAAGAAGAAAGTGCAGTAGGCCCTACTCGTATTTACAACTCAGGCATTAATACATTAGCACAAATACCAGTTAATGCTTTAGGAGGTCATATAGTCAGACATGGTTTTTTACCTGATAATGATGAAAGTAAATATTATTTTAATGTAGTTAGAGATAATAATTTCCTAAATGACAATAATAGATTATTAAGATACTCTAAAGAATTAATAGGAAATTCAAATGATATTAATAGCTACTTAGGAGGTTCAAATTCAGTTTATGGTATAGGAAACACTACTATTAGACGTCGTGGAAATTACATTTGGTTAAATCAAGATATTACTGCTAATAAATTTGCAACAAATGGATCTTTTACACTTAGTAAATCATTAGCAGGTAAAACTAGAGATAAAGATGGTAATGTAACAGAAATAGCATTTGGATTAGATAGACTTTTAGGTGCTTCTAATCATAAACCTTCTCAATTACAAAATATTGTATCTCTTAATAGTGGTCCTATATCTAATAATGATACATATATTCCTATTAATTTAAATGATAAGTTAGCTAATGATAAGGATAAACATGATATTAATGATACATTAGCAGGTAAAACTAGAGGTGATAATGGTGATGTTGAATCTGTACAAATGGAGTATAGATTTAAAGGAGCTTCTACTTTTTCCTCTTCAATTTATGCTTCTGATTCTTTCCCAGCTTTAGGAGATCCTATTGGATTAGATGATAGAAATGCTGCTGCTAATATTAATGAAGATAAAACAGGAATATATCACTGGAATGTAGATTCTGTTAAAATAAAAGAAACAAAAGATTTTGAAATATCTACTTTTACAACATCTTCATTATCAAAAAATACATTTGATCTTACTTCTACTACATTAGATGGTTCATTTATATATAATGTAAGTAAAGATGAGGATAAAAATAATCCATATAAAGCATTCGTTAAACTTCCTACAGTAGGAGATGATTTTGGAGTTTCTAATTATACTAGTTCATTATATAATAGTAATAATTTTTCTGATCTTCCAACAATTAAAAATTCAAATTCTCCACTACCTAAGCAGGTAGCTAACCAAGGAGATAAAAAAAATCCATTTAAATATAACACCAGGGCAAAAAATGAAAATGATACTATTCCAGAATTAGGTCCTTCTAGTTATCCTGGAGCAGATGCTACTGATACAAGTAATAAAGATGGAATAATAGATACACCAGCATTAGTGTATAATTATGCTAATCCTGCATTAAAAAGATATAATGAGTTAAAACAACAAGTAGAAATAAAAAATATTATTAAACAAAATAATTTTAAAACAAAACCTGTTTTTAATAATAGAAATAGTAAAAATTATAAATATAATACTGGAGCTAAAATTACTTTTAATAGGGTAAATGATAGACAATTAAATAAAGATGAAATTAAAGTAATATTTGCTCCAATACAACCATTTACAGGAGTAGCTACTCCTATTCAATTTTTAGCATATATAACAGGTTATAGTGAAGATTATACTAGTGATTGGAATGAAACAAAATATGTAGGCCGAGCTGAATCATTTTATATATTTAAATCATTTAAGAAAACTGTAACACTTGGTTTTCATGTACCTTGTTTTAATTCAGATGAATTAACAAAAAATCATAATAAGTTATTTAAATTAGGTGGTAAAAGTTTAGCATATGCTTTAGCAGGACAATATAATGAAGATAGTCTTTTAGGTGGGGTTATTACCAGATTAACAGTAGGAAATTATTTAGATAATAGTCCTGGAATAATAACAAGTTTAAAATTTGATATTGTTGATGGTTCTTCTTGGGATTTAGATAAAAAATATGCTCATATACTAAAAATTGATATTAACTTTACAGTTATTGGTAACGACTTACCTATATATGAATCATCAACATTTAAACC